CATCAATATACTTCATGACATCTTTTTCGAACTGATCGATGATACCAGAAACTTGATCCCAATTCTCCAAAAAGAGTGTTTCAAATAACTCTGTATGTTCTTTGGACATTTCTCGACTGGGATCACCATGCCAAATTCTTCTTACTGGTCTTGTGGCTCGTCTCCAAAGTCTACTTAGACCACCACGGATTCCACCAGTTGGTCGCATGGAACCATAAGCAGCCGGTTTGAATCCACCTGTTTCAGGTCGTGTCTCTCCACGATAATCACTCCACCTTGGATATTCTGGCCGATCACCGGATGGACTTGGCTCATCAGCAACACCGCTGGGACCAAAAGCGGCACCAGCGTAAGTTGTACCAGTTCCGGCACCAGCAGCAGGAGCACCGGCAGGAGGAGCACCAGCAGCAGGAGCACCGGCAGCAGGAGCACCGGCAGGAGGACCAGCAGGAGGAGCACCAGCAGGAGGACCAGCAGGAGGACCAGCAGGAGCACGAGCACCAGCAGCAGGTGCGCCACCAGCAGATAGATCAGCACCTATGCTTTGCGCCACATCTTCTGCATCTTCTGGCGATCGAGTTCCTTGTAGGATGCTCCTCACTTGATTGCGAAGCTCGTCCAACAACATGCCAATTTTTTCTTTGAGATCCAAGCGAAGTTGGGTCAGCGAAGTTCCCAGTTGGGAAGCCGCTTCTGCTTCTGCTAGAAGTTCATCGTAAAACTGGGATTTGTAAACCCGTAGGACTTCTTCCAAGAAGATCTTGTTCTCCTCGAAATCTTCCCGCCGTGATCGATTGAATTCGACATCAGCTACAATACCCTCGTTCAGGAGAGTATCTGGCAATTTGATGGCTTCAATGAGTTCAATTCTGAGAATCTCGAACTGGGTCTCTACACCTTCTCTTACGCAAAGCTCCTTAATAGTGTCTTGAAGCTCTGTTTTCCTGAAATCTGCAAAACTTCGCATAGAAATCTCCCCTGCTTAAACGTTATCGGTATATACCATGCGGGGATTTTATTTTGGCGGCATATACTCGCCGATCTTCTTCAACGCCATCAGATTTGAGTCGTAAGTTTGGAACTGACTCGGCAGATATTGATAAGACAGTTGCTCAAATGCGTCACCTTTACCCTCTGGATGGGAGAAGTACACGTATTTGCCTTTCTTCCCAATTACTCTGACGCCAAGGCTGTGATCGTTGTACTCTTTCATTAGCAAATAGGCTGCCACCCCAAGATCCGAAACGATCTTGTTTCGTTCTTCATCAAGCTCCTTTGGAATAACTTCATTGATCTTCTTGAGGAACATCAAGCACGAGTCGAATGTGTAGAACTCGTTAGGTGGTTGGTACTCAAGAACCAGCTTGTCAAACGCTTCGGAGTCCTCTTCGTTCTGGCATTCGAAATAGATAGATCTGCCCCGCTTACCAACAACCGCATGTCCGTGCATGAGGATGTATGCTGCTACTCCCAGATCGTTTACAAATTTGTGAATGTCATTCATTTCATTTCCCTTTCCTTGTTGTTATTCTTTTTGTCCACTGGGCGTCCCAAAATTGCCCAGTGGACTATCTATGCTATTAACAGGGCTTATTTCCCTTTCTTTCGTAATCCTCTGGATATCTCCAAGTGTGCCTCATTCCCGGAAATGGTTGTTTCTCCATCAAATTATGGTGGTGTGTGAGACTGTCATGACTCATATCTAGATCATCAGGAAATATTGGCGGTCCCTCGTCCATATCTTTGATTTCTAATTCTGAAACTTTTGAAACATATGGGATGTGTCCTCGGTCGAGACCATTCGAAGGGAACCACTGTCTTTCTATACGTTGGATCTTCGTCCTTGAGAGTTGATATATGACAAAGGCATTCTCCATCCACCTCTCGTGATTGTGTCTCTTAAGCCAATGATTACGCATCCTGTACCCCCTCAAACAGAGGCAATTCTTCCTTCTTGAATAAGGGAAGTAGCCTCTTCTTGAGAACCTCTACGGCATAATCAATTGCTTCATCTGATCCGTTGAATGCTTGGTGTCCATTGTAGAGATCTTTCACATCATCTTCCCTAATGGTTGTAACGACCTCATTGACGCAGAGCCTACCATCCAGAAAGATAAGATCCATGTTATCGGGAAACTCTCCACATCCCATCAAGTTGGCTAATATTTTGATATCTGGCACGAACTTTGGAAAGCTTGCCGCTTCATCCTTCGTGATAACACCTGCCATCGCTAGCAAATCTGGATTGTCACAATAGTTGGAAACCCGATTTTCTATCAACATCATTTTGCTCTTCTGTTTCCTGAAGAGATTCGACCAATGCTTTCTTGGCTCCTTGAAATCTTTTGGGGAAGATTCCCAAAAATCGACCATCTTCTCAGTGCTACCAATCTCCATAGGTGTGCTGAATTCGGGATGTCCCGTGGTGTTCCTGCGTTTTGGCAGGTACATCTCGTCTCTATCGCCAAGACCGGCAAGAATCAGAAGTTCTGGATGAACACCGTAAAACTCTGCTTTCTCCAATATAGGCTGATCATCATCTGCCTCATACTGGTGTTCATACGTCAAATAAATTGGCTTGTCGTAATCCCAGATGCCTTCTTTTTTTGGACGACGAGGGGACATTGCCTCTCGGTCTCTTATGATTCGAATGACATCTTCCGGTCCCAAGCTCTTCTTGCAATCTGACTTGTGTAGAGAGTTGCCCTCTGAGATGTATTTTGAGAGCGTGTAAGATTTACTCATCATGTCCGCATCGGCTGGGTCCATACCCAGTTGAATGAGTACATCTTTTTTAGCGCACGACGGCGCATTGCCTTTATCAGGCGATTTGGAATCGTCCATTGTTTTACCCTTTCGTTGTTACCCTAAAAATTAAATAACCCTAGTTGTGTTTATCTATGCAGCTATTAAGATTTTAGCCTGCATTTTCCGCAGCAATCAAACACCCTTGTGCTACAGAATAAATCGGACTATCTGGACGAATGACATCCCCTAGTTCAATAGGAAGCTCTGCTTCGTGGAGAAGCTTCTTGAAGAACTTATCAAAGCCCGGAGGAGAAGCACTACCACCAGCAACCACCACATCAATAGGATGCTCTAGGCGAGCATTCTTGTCTTGGTTCTCCTCAAGACCCCTCTTGATACCAGCGACCGTCTTCTCGATCATCAACTCATATTGGGTTTTGATCGCACGCTCAGCTTGACTTACTGGCTCTCTTCCCAAGTCAATCTTCTGTTTCTCTCGATTTACAAAAGTTGGACTTTCTCCCAATGCCTTAGCGGCCTGTTTGTCAATCCAGTCACCGGAGTTCACGAGTGAGAAACTGAAGACCTCTGCACCGAAGAGAGAAAAAGCCACATTGACCATGCCTGCTCCGCAGGAGATGCCGATACCGGTGAACATCTTGTCGCCGAGTTCGGCGTAAACCAGAGCCATGCCTTCGTTGATTGGGCGAGGATCTACTTTGTACCCCTTGTCGGATTCGTAAGCCTTGAATACGGCTTCGAGAATCTTGCGGTGATAATCAGCGTCCGTCTCTACGTTGATGGCGTTGGCTGGTACGCTGTAGTAAAGAAGCTCTCCATCATTAGTCACGTTGTCCAGAAGACTGTGCATCATGATATTCATGATCTGGAAGGCATCTTTTTCTTTCGGGTTGACGCACCCATCTTTCATGGGTCTCTTCAAGTCGATCTGAGTCATCGTATACGCCATGTTCACGGCAGCTTCGCCGAGGGCGTAAGCCATTTTGGCATCCTCCCTGTGAATCAGGGGAACTCCTGCTTTCTTCATCATGTTAAAGACGAATTCATTTTCCAACGGCATTTCCAAGAATGCGTTGATCTCCCTCTTGTACACCAAATCTCCAGCGTCGTTTCTTTTGCAGGTGACTAGATTGTATGTACCGGCGTCGAATCCGATGGCCATAGTTCCTCCTATTGGATGTCCTTGTCCTCTTTACCAAAGTCCAGCTTTAGTCCTGAGACGAATTCGGGGACTATGTGATCGACATGATCCTCGTCCTCTACCGTTATATCAGCGTTACTCGCTGAAGCTTGTACCTTTCCGTCCACGGATATGTTAATATCCAAGGTAATTACGAGTTCGCCATCACGAGGCACGATCTTCACTTGCGTTTTCGTTGCTGGACGTAAATGCTGAACCATATCAATATATTTAGTGTCATCTGGGCCACTTCTCTAACATCAGGTTTACCTTCTCCATGATGTCGTCAACGGTAATCTCCGTCAGGCAAGGCTTGGGATTTTTCTTTGTCTTCGGACAATTTCCCCAGTTGTAGCATGGCCCACAGTCCCAACCCGGTGTGTAATCTCTGTGTTTCTGGACTATGAAGCAATCAAAGTATTTGCCATAAACTAGTCCATCCGCAAATGTGTAGATCCCCACCAGAGGTTTTTTCATCCCGCCCGCACAGTGGAAAGCAGCACTGTCTACGCTAATCACGTAGTCAGCTTGGTCAATTACTCCGAGCCATTGCCTCAATTTGATCTCGCCAATAGTGGGAATGTCGTTCTTTAAT